CTCTAGTCCAACTCCGGGGATGAAAGCGTTCTCAATCGGGTCTTCTGGGTTGCTAGTCGAACCGTTGAAGATGACCGTTGCCGTTGCATACGGACCCGTTTCATCAATCGTTACCTTACAGCCAGCATTAAGCCACGCGAGCGATTGAGTGCGGAGAGCGTCTTTGCTTCCACGATAGACATAAGTCCAAACAGCACCAGTACCAGAACCGGAATTTTCAAACCTCCGAGATACTGGAATGTATTCAAGGTTCGACGGATTCGGACCATTCGGAGTATAAATGATGTTCGCCATTACTCGCCTTTCAAAGATCTCGCGGTCTGGTCAGTGTTGTTGACGATACGATCAAGCTTGTCCACTTGGATCTTCAAAGTATTTATGACCTGTTGCTGTGTGGTCTGGAATCCGGTGAAACCACCAATGCGAGCAAGACTGTCTCCCTGATTCCCCATAAACACGGTGTTGACTGACCTCTGAAGGTCTCTCGCCTTCTTCAAGTCAGCTTCGCTTGCTTGGAACTCAAAACCAGCAGCTTTTGATCTGCTCTCCGCTCGCTTTGCCTCAGCATCCTTCTTGGCTTGCAACTCGGCTTGCTGTTCGTCTCTGGCTGTTCTGAAAGATTGTTGGAACTGCTCAATCCAGTTTTCCATCTGAAAACCGGCTCTCCCTTCAGCGAACATCGCTCCAAAGAAACCCTGAATACCGGCACCAAAAGCGTCCAGAAAGTCCATTAACGGAGTTATGAACTCGGCAATGACAACTCCCATTCCAGTTTCCAACCGCTTCATCATTATTTCAACGCGATCATTCGCGTCATCAAGCGAACGCACAACGTCATCAGACATCACAAGCCCAAGATTTCTCGCTTGTTCAGCAGCATCAGCAAGACCAGAAGCCATTGCTGGAATTAGAGAACCTGCACCTTTGCCAGCAATCTGAGTGAATGCGGCAACTAGTTCTTCTGGGTTTGCTCCTCCTTCAAATGAACGGCCAATCTGCATGAAGATGTCTTCTATGCGTGAAGACTTCAACTGCTCCGATGAAACCCCCAAGCTTTCAAAAGCTGCAACCAATTCATCGTTTCCACCGAGAGCCTTCTGTCTGGCGATCTGGATTTTCTGAAGTCCAGACTCAACATCACTAAGCGAAGCACCCCCCATTTCTGCGGCGAACTTCATTTCCTGCAAGAACTTGGCCGAGACTCCAAGTTGCTGGGAAAGATCGTTCAACTGTCCGGCGGTTTGAATCGCCTTCAATCCAAGATCGACAACCTTATCGACCACAAAAACGCCAGCGAACGCAGACGCGACATCTCTCTTGAACGTCTTCGCCATCTTGTCGCCAAGAGACTGGACACGCTTTGCGCCGATCTCAAAATCGGTGGTATCAGCACCGATTCTGAAAAGCATTGAGAGGATTCCCATGTCAGTTCCTGTTGCTCTGAGCGTATTCCCAGAGAGCGTTCTGTTCGTCTGACCAAAGTTCAACCTGACCGTGCATCTCGGCGTGAGCCATCACAAATCGCTCTGCATCGGATACGGACATATTCAACGCAGTTTCTTCGGAGATTCCAAGATTCAAAATCGCAATAACCAAACGCTCAATCCATGGCATGACAAGCTTCTTGGGCTTCTTGTCTCCAGAACTGAGGACTTCAGGCGCATCAATGCTGCTTTGAATCCACTTCTCAAACTTCAGCATCTCGACCACAAGGTTCATCTTGCGAATCCGAAACGACCAAAGCTTTATGAGCAGCCAACGAAACGGCGAATTGATTGTTTTCGCGGCTTCTATTGGCGACTGCGAGCAAACCGTTACAGCTTCAATCAGGTCTGGAACCGTGACCTCTCCGCCGGAGATGACGGGGTTGTCCAGACGATGCAAAGCCAGAGCATGACCAACACAGAATTCTCTGAGCCTAACCCCCAGAACCTTCGGTGTTGATCTATGCCCAAGCTTCAGAATTGAAGCCAAGTGGCTCACAGATTGGTGGCAGCACCAGTCGCACTGATTCCAGCGTAACGCTTGAGCGTAATGGTTCCGGTCGCTTTGCCGGTGTTGGTCGTCTTGACGGAGCCACCACCAGCATAGATCCAACGACCACCGGGAGAAGGAGAACCCGCACCGGGAGCATTCAGCGCATCGGTAAATCCACCAACCTCAATGACAGGTGCGCCGGTCAAAGTGGCCGTGCCATTGCCGTCAGCGAGAGCCGCCGAAAGCAACGCATTGGCAGTAGAAGTCGAATCGGCAGGGACAAAATTGACCGTAAGGGTGATCCGGTTGTTGTAGGCAATATGCCCAACAACTTCACCACTGCTATTGCGAACTTCTTCGGTATCGCAATCGTGGGTGATGTCGTAAGATTCAATGTCAGGCGAGACATAGCCAGAGACAACCGCATTTCCAGCGGCATCGTAAAGCGTAATGGTAGCAGGTGATCCAAAGATGTATTTCTTACCCTGAGTGTTAGCCATGTTGTGTTAGGTGTTAGGTTGTTGCGGAAGCAAAGAGTGTCAAAGTTCTGGAAAATACTCTAGATCTGTCGCTCACGTTTGTAGAACCAAAATCTGTCGGTGTTGCAAACTGAGCTGTAAATGCTCCGTTGTCGTTGGAGCTTGAAGCATTCAAGATTGACGCTCCACCTTCAAGGAACAGGTCTTGGAGAGCATTCTCAAACACTCTGACAACTGATAGGATCTGAGTTTCCGTCGAATCATCAGCAGAAACCTGCAAATCAACCCTGACGGTCATTTCGCAAGTGGTGTCTTTCGGCATCACAGGATTTGATTGCGTAACGCTAATTACGATCCTAGGAAAATCTGGCATCTTGTCTTCCAAGTCAGGATCGTTGAACGCACCTTTCCCGTAAGATGTCAAAAAGCTTGGAGTTCCGAGAAGCGAGCTAGACCAATCAACAGTGCCAAGCCAATCGGCAATAGCTCTTTCCGCCCTAATCGCTGCGGCGTTCATTTGATGGTCACCCCTTTGCTTTCAAGCGATTCGCCGTCTTCTTGGAGCTTTGCCGTGATGTGATCCTCAAGAGCCTTCGCTTCATCGTTGTAGGCTTCCTGCATCGCTTTTGAATAAATGGATTCGACGGCTCCCATCTGATCATTCGCAAGCCCGATGTTCAATCGCACAGATGAATGTGGGTTCAATCCAGCGGTTGCGTTATATCCGTAAGCGGAAGATCCGCGATGAACCGAGACGTTCTCTTGTGGCAATCCATATTGATTTGCCAAATTGATCAACGCTTGGTTTCCGCTAACGGTGCGGACTTGAGCGGAACCCTTCTTAGCTCTTACAGTTCCGCCAAATTGTCTGAATGTCGGTTGAAGTCTTCGGATAGCTTTGACCACAGCACTCTTGAGGTATCCCACCGAACCAGCAGCGCGACGTCGCAGCTTTGCGGCGGCTTTCCTCATGTCCTCTCCGTAAAGCCCTTCATTGCCAGCCTTCGCATTCTTGGCTTGAGCGATCAAATGCACCAAGCGCAACTGGCGAGAACGACCCACCTTCTTGCCGGTCTTCTTGTCGAAACGAGCAGCACCAACCGGACGGTTGAAGTAGTCGAGAATCTTGTTTCGAGCCGCTTGCGGAGACTTTGGCGGCAGCAAGATGTAAAGCCGCAGCATCAAGAAGAACGTGCGCGAGTTAATCGCATCAGCCAAAGACCGCCGAGTCTTCGGAAGATACTCGCGCCAAGCGGCATCAAACCGCGATGTATCAACTGTGATTGTGGGCCTCATTTGGTCTTAGCCCCCAATTCCAGAACGTAATAAGCACCAGTACCGTCGCGCTTGGCAGACAAAATCCGCAATGAGCGTCCGTCATATGTGACGGTTCTTCCAACCACTGGAATCATCTTGCCAAACGTCAACTGGAGAGCGTCGGTGTTCTCTTGAAGGATCAAGCTCCCACTCTCTTGCAGCAAACGGTCAGCGGTCGATCCAACGTCAGCACTCCAGACGGTCGCGTCTACGGTCACCAGCGTTGAGTCAGCAAGCCTCCAGTCGGCCAGCTTGACCAGCAGACGGACCTGCACGTTGTCGTTGAAGCCGCCGTTGATGACCGCATTGGCATCAGTGATCGCAGCAGGAATGCAGCGGACAAGCGATCCCTGCCACAAGAACGATGGATTCCCCATCGCTCCCTGAAGGACCGTCATTCCAAGCTGAAGACTTGTGGCGATCAGGTTCACGCCGTGAAGTAGACACCGGAGACAAGAATGCGTGAAGTCGCTTGAAGCTGACCGGCCAAGCTGGAGATGTCGCCGGTTTCGTAGTGGCTCAATTCACAGTAAGAAGTGCCACCGACAACCTTACCAATCACAGCGGTCTTGGCTTGAGTCGTCGCGTTGTCCAACCAGATCGACACAGCAGCATCGTAAGTCGCAGGATCTGGAAGGCTCAATCGAAGGTTTCCAGTCGCGGAACCACTCACCGAGTTGATCGTGATATCAGCGGTGAACGTAGCGACAAAGCCGATGGACGTATGTCGAGCCGTGTTGACCGTCGTCGAGAACGTGCGACCACCACCAGAGTCAGTCAGCGTAGGAACCCACGCCTCAGGAGCCAGCATCGGTAGCGCGGCGTAGATCTCCGTAAAGTTGTCGTTGGCCTTCTGCCAACTAGCGCGGAGCGTGTCTCCGGTGTTGTCGTTGGCGGTTGATCCAGTGTTGATGACTTGTTGGGCCATATTAGTCCTTTGGCAATGCGTACCAACCCTCAGACAACGTAATTCGGTTGCTGGAGCGCACAGAAACACCGTCCGCCCCTTTGACCCAGACTCGCGCTTTGACGGTCTCAGCGAGCCTTACAGGCTCACCATGAGGCACCATGACAACGCGAGTAC